CGTTATTGAGCGCGGAAGCGGCACCGCTCAGTTCTTTGGTACAGCATCAGCCTTAATGCTTGATCCGGTAAATCTTGCGTCGTTTGCGATTGCCTTGCCTTATGGGGCGGCGAAATCAATGTCTGTTTTTGGTCGTGCGTTATACACAGCAAGAAACGAAGCGGCGATTGGATTTGCGGCAGAGGCGGCTATCCAACCGTTTGTTTTTGCACATAAGAACGAAATCGACTCACCGTATGCATTTGAAGATGCAGTGGAGAATATCGCAATAGCTACGAGTTTCGCTGGTGGCCTCGGCTTTGTTGCGGGTGGCGTAGCTGGTTATTTTAGAAATGCGCGAGAAAAAACCAGAGATGGCTTGATGGCGCAACCGAGACCAGGTGAAGAGGCCGTTGACGCTGAAAGAGACATTATAAAAGAGTACACCACAGTAAAAGCGGAATATCAGGAAGCTAGGCGGATTGAGCTTGAGGCAAAAGAGGTTCGTGACGATTTTGTTGATTTGCAAAGAGACAGGCTTGATGCAGGAGAGATCAGCGAAACAGAGTTCAACAGGCTTCTTGACGAAGGTGAGCCAGTTGTCGCCTACAACGAAGCAAAGCGTGTCTCGCGGGAAACGGATAGAAAACTAGATCGGGTCGTCAATCAGAATGTAAAAGAAACCAGGCCAGACCTTGACGCAGAAGAAGTCAGGGTTGCTTTTGAGTTGCAGCGTAGGCTTGATGAGTTTCTTGGTGATCGGCGCGACGATGGGTTGCGAGACGTATCCGAAATATATGCAACGGAGTACCAAAAGTTTGTTGATGGACGGGTGCTTTCACTACGACAAGCAAACGACAACACGATCAAAAGGCTTGAAAAGGCGATTGCGAGAATCGAGAAGCGCAACACTAAGTTGCGCCAGTGGATTTACGACAGAGGCGGTCTTAACCTAAATTTCTGGGCAAATCGGCACAACGTAGATCGCGCAGTAGCAAAACCAAAGGTGGGTGGGTTTAGGTTCGGCTTCTGGAGAACTGACGGCAAGGGTCTCGACGCAGACCAACTAAGAGAACTTTTAGTCGAAGACGCAGATGTGCTTCACGGAGCAAACAGAAACACGCTCGGCCCAGAGTCGTTTGGAGCAGACGACGCGGCAGATTGGCTTCTTGCGAGGATATTTGACCCAGAAGCAAGAGCGTTCCCTGAGCTGACGGATCAAGCTGATGATTTGAGGCGGCAGATTGACTATTTGAGCAATGAAGATTTGACGCTCAAAGAGCTTGAAGAGCGGTTTCAGACAGAGGCGGCAAAAGAGATTGACCTTGATATTGAAGACTTGCGCGAGTTGGTTAGAACGCAAGAGCGCATGAGTCAGCCATCACGAGTGCCAGAAGATTATGACCAGCCGATGACGATTGTCGATGTTGAGGAAACAGACATACAGGTCAAAAGTGTAGAGCGTCAAATACTTGCTGAAGAGGGGTATAGCGAGGCGCATGATTTGCTGATGGCTGAGTACCGCACACTGCCAGAGGGCGAGGCGGTTGTTCGAATCGGCGACGAAGATGTCAACCTAAATGAGCTTGTAAAAGAGTACGAGGAACAGTTGGCAGGATTAGACGAGCTAGTGGAGTGTACGCGCAGTGCCTAGTTATGAACAGTGTTTACTCAAATTATCTGAGCAGCAACGGATCAGCCAAGATGTCTCTGACATTATCAAAAGGTCTGACGAGCCAGATCAGACTGTAAAGCAGTTGGCGCGAAGCCTGTCTCGGCAAAAACGTGAGGCAGCAATGCAAGCAGTTGTATTGAAACGTAGAAGAAATGACATGTTGAAATACACAAAAGGCAGTGCATTTGATCGACTTGCAGCAATTCTGACCAAAGACAATAAGTTCACCGCGCCATACTTAAATGTCGAATACTTGGCTAGAACTTACCATGGAAAATTCCACACAAAGCTGGCTGGGATGCTTGAGCGATTTGCTCCGAAAGGCCTTGGCTTTTTGCAAGACGAGGAAAATCTTAACAAGCTGATACAGGCAGTATATGGCAAGACAACGGATGACGCGGCAATCAATCAGTACGCAAAGGACTGGCTAAATATCGTCGAAGAAATACGGCAGCTTAAAAACAAGTTCGGCGCATCAATAAGTAAAAATGAAAGGTTCTTGTTGCCACAGGCGCACGACATGCGCTCGGTTAAGAAAGCAGGGCGCGATGAGTGGAAAAGTCGCGTACTACCCAAGCTAGATCGCAAAATGATGCTTGACGATGAAGGTCGGGTGATGACTGACTTTCAAATTGACGAGCTTCTTGACTATGTATACGAGTCCATTACTACGGGCGGACTAAACAAGGTAAACGATCTTTCAGTGCCGCGTCTTGGCAAAAAGCTGGCTCGCAAAGGCTCTGAGCGTCGAGTGTTGTATTTTAAGGATGCAGAGAGTTGGATTGGCTACCAAAACGATGTTGGGCAGGGTGTTGTATTCACGGTGCTGACGGACTACATGGAGCAGTCGGCAAACGATATTGCGCTGCTAGAGCTTATGGGGCCGAATCCAAACACAACATTCGACGCGTTGCTTGCGATGGCTAAGAAAGATGGCCTAAGCACACCCGACGAGCTTCAGTTGCAAGCCCTGTACAATGTTATCTCTGGCAAGGTAAACCAAGGCGAGCTAACGTCTTTTGCTGATGGTTTTTCAACATACAGAAACATTGAAACAGCCGCGTTGTTGGGCAAGGCATTTTTGTCGTCTATCTCGGATGTGGGCTTTCAGCTTATCACAGCTAACTACAACGCCATTCCTGCGTTTAAGGTGTTGGCTCGGCATATGTCTGTGTTTGTGCAGAATGACCCTGCCGACATGCGAATGGCTGCGCGGATCGGTTTGATCGCTGATACATGGGTGCAGACCGCGCACACATCAAATCGGTTCTCTGACATCTATGGTGTAGGCACAAGCTCAAAGGTTGCAAATGCGGTTATGAAAGCGTCTTTCTTAGAGCCGTGGACCAATGCGGGGCGCAAGGCATTTGGGATGGAGTTTGCGGGAGTCTTGGCAGATAACTTCGGTAAGCGGTTCGATCAGCTAGACCCTGAGTTGCGAGGAGTCTTTGAGCGTAACGATATTCTTGAGCGAGACTGGGACAGTTTTAGACAAACCAAAACTATCGAACACAAAGGCGCGGTATTCGCAGACATGACTGCGGACGAAACCCGCAAGTTTCACAGCATGGTCTTAATGGAGACGGACTACGCTGTGCCAACGCCAGATGCACGCGTGCGATCTTATACTACTGGTGGGCTTGCAAGAAACACGGTTGTAGGCCAGTTGTGGCGTTCTTTATTTATGATTAAGTCGTTTCCCATCACGATTGGATTGACGCATTTTTACAGGGCAGTAAACCAGGCAACAATGCAAGGCAAGATTCAGTATGCAACATCCTTGCTTGCTACCACATCTGTCCTTGGCGGCGTTGCGCTCATGGCGAAAGACATCGCGGCAGGGCGAGACCCACGAGAGGTGACCGATCCAAACACGATTGTTGACATCAAGTTTTTATTATCTGCAATACAACAGGGTGGCGGACTAGGAATTTTCAGTGACTTCATATTCTCAGACGTAAACAGATTTGGTTCTGGATTTGCGGAAACGGCAATCGGCCCGATTGGTGACACTGTGGACACGGGTGTTAGGTTTACGCTTGGCAATATCCGCGAGGCGGTGCAAGGCGAAGAAACGAATATCATGGGCGAGGCAGGCAAACTTGTTGAGCGATATACGCCAAACATATGGCAGGTTTCGCTATTTAAGCAAGCGTTGTTCGATCAGTACGAAATGATGGCTGATCCAGATGCACAGTTGAAGTTCCGTAGGCTTATACGCAAGCGGGAAAAAGAGTACAATCAGGAGTATTGGTGGCGACCTGGAGAGTTCACACCAAGACGCGCTCCAGAGTTCGGTAACGTAATCGAGGCAGAGTAATGACGGTATCTACCACGACAAGTAGCGTAAGCTATTCAGCCAACGGCACACAGACGACATTCGCATATACATTCAAAATCTTTGAAGATAGCGACCTGCTTGTCATTTTGCGTAACGACACTACAGGTGTTGAGACGACACAAACGCTAACCACAGACTACACAGTGACCGGCGCAGGCTCAGAACTCGGCGGTAATGTGGTGTTTTTATCCGCACCTGCTGCGGGGAATACAGTGTTTATTCGTCGCGTCTTGCCGCTCACGCAAACAACAGATTATGTGGAAAACGACCCATTCCC